TACTATTTCTTTTAAAAAATCCATATTAATTTAACTTTCTTATAGTATAGCATAAATCAATCAAAAAACAAACTTAGCGTAAATCTATACTTTGGTGCCTTTACAGATTGTGGTCTAATAGCATGAGGTATAGACCCATCAAAGAGTATAATCCTACCTGGTATATACAGAGATGTATATACAATTTCTTTTAAATCATCAGGATTATAAAACAGTGTTTCACCATGCCATCCATCTCTCCAATCCAAATTCACATAGTATAAACATACTTGTTGTTTTTGATGTATATGTAAGTAATGAACATCATCAGGTCTAACCAAATTACAAACTACTTTAGATAATTTAGTATTAGTAAACCAATCAGTTTCATCAATACACTTTTTAATATGTGGTATTATTTCTGTTGATTTTATCTCTTCGTTTGACCAATGACTATGAATGTTTAGATCATATTTCTCTGGAACATCAGTGTCTTCCCAACCAAGTCTGTAAGTTGAGTTGACACAATAATTCCACAAATTATCCCTTACTATAAAAGGAACTTTATCATCAAAAACATTCAAGTGATTCATTAAATTATCATACCTTTCTGCTCTCTTAATATTTTCTTATAAGGACCACCAGGATACATTTCTCTAACCTGTTTAACTTCCTTTAGTTTATGATATAGTCTAGCGTCTCCTCCAAGTGCTAGTGCGTTAACAATAACTTCTAAATCTTTATCGTCGATTGGTAAATCCATTAGGTAAAAAATAGTTCTAAGTTTACAGTCTTTTCAACATTCCATCCGATTGCATCAAGGATTGCCTTGAGTGGTTCCACAAAACTTTTCTCAAACTGTAGATCGTAATCTACATACTTCTCAAGGTCAAGTTCTTTAGGAAAATCTTGAATGAAAGAAATAACATTCTCCTGTATGATATTAGGTTTCTTAAGATAACAAAATTTAATCTTTTCACCATTTTGAATTAAAGAATACTTATTAGTAAGTTTCTTTTTATTCACATAGTGATTGAATAGTAAAGCACCACGACAATGTATCGGTGTGCCTTTCACATATATTGTAGTGTAAGAATAATACTTCTTAACATCAGAAACAGTTCTCGGAAAAGAGATATCTTCTGGAGG